GGCCCCCTGGTCTCGTTATGCGGCGAGGGTGGTCGGGTCGCACGCCACGGTCGGCGGTGCGGTCGTGGTCACGTTCCACACCCAGTGCTCGTCGGTGTCCACCGACTCACCCGCAGGCAGGAAGTCCTCGCCGACGAGGGTGTCCCACGTCGCGGCTGCGCCCCTGGTTTCGGAGGTGAACTCGAACGTGGAGCGGCCGTTCTCGATGGTGTAGGAGCCGATCTGGGTGGCGCCGACGTTGGGCCATGCGTGGTAGATGTACCGCTGGTTTCCGGACGCGTCACACGCCCCGGATCCGGCGACCTCCTGCCACACCTCCAGGCTGAACCGGTTGGTGGGGTTGCCCTCGGCGACCGCGAAGCCGGTGCCGGTGGTCGGCGATCCGGTGGTGAGTTCGCGGGCGGAGATGATGTAGGCGAGCGCGGAGACGTTCACCTCGCACATCTGCACCGTGAGCGCCATGCGCTTCAGGGTCGGGTCGTCCTTCTGGTTCACGCACGGCAGGCCGGACGCGGTCCTTTCGAAGAACTCCTCGCCGTCCTCGTAGTCGGGCTCCATCTCGACCTGCACGAAACCGGACGAGACGGCGACGAGCCCGGACGCGCCGGTTACCGGCACTCCGCACACGTCGAGGGCGATGATCCTCATGTGCGTGCCCTTGATAGGAGTCGCGCACGTCGACGTAGCTGCCATGGTGAAACTCCTATTCGGTGGGCACGCCCAGGACGATGTGCGCAGCCAGCAAGCAACACTCGAAACCGATCACATAGGTGCGTTCGGCGATCATTCGGATCGTGTTCGCGCTGCGATCCAGCGAGTCACGGACGTCGGTGAAGAACACGTCGGAGCGGTAGCCGAACGCGGCGCCGGTCGCATAGATCCACGCCGTCCCGGCGGCTGGCGCGGTGCCGTCCGGGGCGCTGCCGGTGTAGCCGCCGCCGACCACGATGAGGTTCCCCGTCGGGGTGTACAGGCGCCCGTCGCGCTCCACGATCAGGTAGGCGGCGGCGAGGGTCGGCAGCGCTATGCGCGGGACGTGGATCAGTCCCTGCCCGGCGTAGCAGGTGGCGAGATCCGCTTCCAGCTCCCCCAGTGCGTGGGCGACATCAGCGCCGGTGACCGCCACAGAAGCGACGGGCTGAAGCACGATGTCCTGTTCGTCGGTCAGTTCCGTATCGGCTGCCAGATGCGGGTAGGCGATGGTCTGCCCGCCGACGGTGCCCGTCCAGAACGCGGCCTCGACCTGCTGCTGTTCGACGCGGGCGAGCGCGTCAGCGGCCACGGTTGCCGCATCTGTCACGCCCACCGGTGAGCATTCGAACTCGGCGTACACCGTGAACGGTGTCGCCCCGCGTGTCTCCTGGTCGACGTTGGCAGTCTTGGCGGGCGGCTCTGGTGGCGCCTCGCCGGTGCCAGTGACGGCGAGGCATTCGTCGTAGGTGGTGTCGCCTTCGGGGCAGCGGCCGATCCAGGTGATGCCCTGCTGCCAGTGCGGCGGCGGGGTCGGGTGCTGGATGGAGTCCCACAGCCCGTACGGCAGGGCGGTGAACGCCGGCGGGTCGACGAGTTGGCGTGCGGCCATCGGCGCTCACCACCCTTCTGCTGCTCGTTCCATGGGTGGGGATCAGACTCGGACTTCGGCCTCGGGCGACGGTGCACCGCTGTTGCCCTTGACGTTGAACGGCACCGTGTACCGGCGGGACTCGTGGCCGACGCGGGCAACGAGGTGGCACTCCTCGGACCAGGCGGCGGTGTGGTCGTTGGTCTCGTTGAGGACCGAGTCGCGGATCACACCAAGGTCGAGGCTGAGCCCGTTGCCGTGGATGAACGTGCCGGCCGCGTAGATGAGGAAGTCAACGGTCGTCGGCCACAGGGTCATCGGTGTGGCGTTGCCGAACTGGGAGGCGCCGCGGACCTGCCAGTCGTTGACCCACTGGACGCGGACGTTGCGGGCGGTGAAGTAGGAGTCGACTTCGGCGTTGGAGACGGCGGGGAGTTCGACGCCCTGCTTCCAGGCGAGGTCGGCGCGGATCGTCTCACGCACCCAGTAGGGCAGCACGACTTCAAGGACGTCGTCGATGCACATGCCGTAGCGGGCCCGGTAGTCGGTTGCCGCCATGCCGACCGCGTTGTAGATGCGGGGTGCGGCAGAATCGTCGGTCTGGCCGCCGACGGTGATGGTCGCGGAGGACGCGAGGAGCATCTGGGCGATGAGGCGGGCGTTGATGACGTGCGCGTGGGCGGACATCAGCAGCTGCAGCATGTGCTGCGTCGCCTCGGGGTAGGCGTCGTCGGTGAGGTTCCCGGCGGTGAGGCAGTAGCCGTAGCACTCCAGGCGCTCTTCCTCGAAGTCCGGGCAGGGCACGCGGATGCAGGGCTTCGTGGGGGAGCCGGTGGCGGCGGCGATGTCGTCGGCCTCGGTCCACAGGAACGGCGTCGACGTGTTGGACAGGGTGGCCGCGAATCCGGCGAAGGCGGTGCCGCCGCCGAGCGCGTCCGCGAGGGACGGACTGGTGGGGAACTGGATGCCGCCGCGGGAGACACCGAACGTCGGCAGGTCGATCATGCCGTCTTCGCAGGCGATGTTGAAGAAGTCGTAGCGGATCTCGGACGGGGCGCACCATCCGCCGCCGGCCACCAGCGCCTGCTTCTTGTCGGGGCCGGTGAGGTACTCGATGAGGTCGCGTACCTGCGCCGGGCTGGTGCGGTCGTCGATGGTGTGGCCGAAGTCGTTGCGGATCGATGCGACGAGCTGGTGGTTGGGGTTGTTCTGGGTGACCGGCATGGACTTGGCCTTGCGGGACACGACCTCGGCCAGGCTGCGGAGGGTGGGGAGTTTACCGCCGTGGGCGACGCCGGGGATGTCGACGGATGCGGTGACGGCGAGCTTCGCGGCGGGGACCTTCGGCGTGGGGGCGTGCCGGGCGGTCTCGGAGAGGCTGGCGGTGGCCCGTCGGGCGAGGGCTTCGGGGTCGAGGTTGCCGCGACGTTCGCCCATCATGGCGATCATGCCTGCGGTGACGCCCTTGGCTGCGGCGGCGGCGATGGCCTCGGGGTCGATGGCCGCTGCGGCTGCGGCGGGGGTGACGGGCTCGCCGTGGACGCGTTCCTTGAGGGCTGCGAGCTGTTCGCCGACGCGGGTGCGCTGGAGTTCGGCGTTGGCCTGGGCGCGGACCTCGCGGACCTTGAGTTCGGCGCGTACGCGGTCGAGGTCGTTGGCGAGGCGCAGTGCGTAGCCGACGGTGTCGGGGTCGATGTCCTGGAGGGCTTCGACGCGCTCGAACTCGGCGATGCCTTGCGCTTCGAGTTCGGCGAGTTCGTCGTCGCCGACGAGTGTGAGGTCGGGTGGGGCGCTGAACAGTTCCTCGGCTGCCACGGTTTCCTCCGTTGCGAAGGGGGTTGTGCGCCCGTCGTTTTGGCGCCCTTTGATCGCCGAGGTTAGCGCATAGCACACAGTCCGGCCAACGTCAATTAGGTTGGCCGGACCGGCATTTGTAAAGGTCAGGCGCCCGGAGGGGGCGGCGGCGGAGGTGTCGGACGACGCCTCTTATTGCAACTGCACACGATCCATTCACCCCCTTCCCGGGTGTACGCGACGGCTGAGCATCCGCATCACAACCCGCACAGCCTGACGCTCCATCTCATCCTTCGACATCGCCCACCGCTGCTTCGGAACACCCGCCGCCACCAAAGCCTGAGGCCGCCCGGACGAGACCAGCGTCCGCATCTTGGCCTCCTCCAGGAACCCAGCAACGTTGACCCCGAGCAGACCGACCATCCGCAACTGGCCGCCGATCCGCCGCCAGTCACCCGACACCCGACCCGACGCCCGCAGCTCGTACACGCTCAGCGGATCAGCGTTCGGGCGGATCGCGCCAGCCACCCAGATGCCGTGCTTGTCGTTGCCGACCGCCACATCCGCGACCGCCGTACCGGTGTTGTCGTAGTGCTCCGCCGCAGGCTGCGCACCAAAGTGCAGCGGAGCGTGCCCCGTCCCCACGGTGATCTGACCGACCGCCACCCGCGACCCGTCGTCACATACCGTCTCACCGGTCATGTAGTGCGAGTGCTCACTCTCGCGCGGGACGGTCACGCACTCACCGTCGAACCCGATGTGGCAGGCACCCCACGGCGCCGCATGCCCGTACAGGCGCCCCTGGTCGGTGACGACGATGCCGCAGTAGAACGGCAGCTCCGGGTTCTTGAACCACTCGGAGGGAGGCTTCCACAGCGACGCCATCGCCGGATGCGCGGTCGGAGAACTCGCGGTGACGGTGCGCAGGGCGCGCCCTGGCGTGGAGGTAGAGGCCGCGAGGGTCTGGACGGCCGCCTCGCCGACCGGCTGCCCGCCGGCGACGACCGCACCGGCCGCGTCGAGGAGTGCGATGTAGGCCTCGGCAAAGGCGGGGATGTCGACCAACGTGGCGGCGCGGATGCGGCCGCCGTGGAAGATTACCTTCTCCGGCTGCGCGAAGAGCATCTCGAACAGGTCGTCGTCACCGTCGCCTTCGGCTCCGGCGTTGGCGTCTTCGGGCCACACGAATTCGACGTCGGCGTCGCTGATGGAGTCGGCGTCGATGGAGACGCCGCGGAGGAATTCACCCTTGATCTTGTCGTAGGCGCGGCGGCCGTTGTCGTCGGAGAGGTCGAGGACTCCGGCGCCCATGATGCGGTTGCCGTCGCGCCACACCTTGTCGATGCGGCCGACGTTGACGGCTTTGGTGCGGGCTTCGCCGCCGTGGGAGTCTTCGATGTTCCAGCGGAGCGGGACGGGCAGGTCGGCCCACGTGAGGGCGTCGGGGGCGAATTCGCGGCCGTCGCCGGTGACGATGCCTTCGACGGCGAGGACGCCTTCCCAAGGGGCGGTCTCGCCTGCGTAATCCATGTTGGCGTCGCCGTCGTCGGCGGGCTCTTCGTCGTTCTCGGCGGCGTACAGCGCGGCCATCTGTTCCAGGGCGGCGGCTTCGGACTCGTGGCAGCCCATGAGTTCGCTGTCGGCCTCTTTGACGACGGCCCACGGCGTATCCGCGCCGCAGTCCGGGTGATCCTGCTCGACGCGGTACGGCATCGTGCCCTCCTGGTCGGTGGTTTGGTGCGGCATTGTGTCCGCGCTCGCAGCCAAGATCATTCCGGCGGCGGCTGCCTGCTCGCCTTCCTGCGGCCACACCGTCACGAGCGTGCCCCGGCAGCGGGCGCCGCCGAGGCAGCCGGTGTAGCCGCCGGACGGGTACGCAGCGCGGGCGTCGGGCAGGTTGGTGTAGCGGGTGCCGTCGATGTCGCGACACGGGGAACATGAGTTGCGGTCCAAGATCTCTGTGGCCGTGTACTCGGCAGGCGGGGCGACCGCGAGGACGGCCATGCGGCCCTCGTTCTGCGCGGCCGTCATCGCCGCACCCACCTGCTCCTCAACCGCCGCACCCGACAGCGACGCGAGGTGCTCGTCGACTTGGGCTGCCACCTGCGCAGCAGATCCGGAACCCCATACGCGCATTGCCTGCCGGACAGCGGACTGCACCAGCCCAACACCCAGCACCCGGGCGGCCGTACGGCCGATCTGCCGCAGCCGGTCACGGATCGCGGCGGCGGTGAGCGCCTCGTCGTCCAGCGACCATTCAGGGACGTTGACGCCCTGCGCTTCGGCTTCGGCCTGCTGCTGCTCGCCTGCCTCCCGCGCGTAGCCGATCATGCGGGCGATGAGGAGCCGGGCTCCGTCGCTGGTGTCGACGGTGAACTCGTCGAGGCGGCTGAGGTCATCGGCTTCGGCAGCCGCCTTTACGGCGGCGGTGATCTGCTCACGCTGAGCTGCCTGCACCTCGGACCAAGCTTCGACGGTGGCGTCGACGGCTTCGTGCCAGGCCTTGTCCATCTGCGCGAAGTCGACGCGGCTGCGAATCTCCAGTTCAGTGGGCTGGCGGCGCAGCGGACCGGCCGCCGCCGTGCGGGCCGTGGTCCTCGTGCGGCCTGTCACCCGGACCGGTACGCCGAGTTCGGCGGCGAGCCCCTCGGTGGCGGCGCGCATCGCGTCGAGCAGCACGCTGCCGCCGTGGTTGGTCTCGACCTCAACGTGAACGACGTCGTCGTCCCACCGCGACGGAAGAACGCGGGCGGAGGCGGCGACGTCGCCGCCGAGTGGGATGTCGGTGTGGTCTCCGGCGAACGCCACCCTCACCCTGTCGAAGGTGACGGGCCCGAGGCGTTCCTCCAGCGCAATGATGAGGTCCAGCTCGTTGGAGTACGCGGCGCAGATGTGCGGCGCGAACGGCGTGTGGGGCTCCGGAAGTTCGGGGTGGTCGACGCTCTCGTTGAGGCCCTCTTCCAGCGCCATGGCGATCGCTCCGTGGAGCATGCCGAGTGTGCGCGGCGTCTCGGGGTCGTCTCCGACCGACCACACCCAGCACGGCTCGTCGCTGTTGCCGTTCCAGTGCGCAGCCCCGAACGCCTTCGCCGTGACGGGCCCGCTGACGTAGTGAGGCAGCACATCGGTGACGGCGTCGATGACCGCCTGTCGGGCCTCGTCGCTGAAGTCCGCGCCCTTGCCGAGATAGCGCAGCGTCAGGTGCAGCTGCTCGGCCGTCTCGCCGCCCTCGATCACCAGCCGAGCCGCGTCCTCCGGAGTGGGCATCAGCGCGATCATCGCGCCCGACAGATGAGAGCCGTCAGCGGCGGCCGTGAGCTTCGCCAGCCCGGCATCGCTCATAACATCCGTCAGCACCAACCGGGGATTACTGCCGCGCGTAGCCATTCGAACTCCGAGGAGAGGAAACGGTGGTGAGGAACCCGGACGTATCCAGGAGAGGAGCGCGCTGGCCGATCACCAACTGCCCGAACGGCGACAGCCGAGCCTCGTACGTCCCGGACATCCCCGGACGCGGCAGCTGATGCAGCTTCATCGCGGCATGCGTGAACGGACAGGAGTAGGCGTGCTGCGAGCACAGCGCCGGGTGCAACAGTTCGGGCTCCCGGCCGGCGCCCCAGCGGACGGCATGCATGGCCTGTGACTGCTGGATGAGGCGTGCCGAGCGGGCTGCTGCGGCGGCTTCCCGTGCCGTGTCTGCGTCTGGTGGGGAGCGGTCTTCTGGGGAGGGGGCTGGTTCCGGT